TGGTAAACCAGAGCCACAGAAGTTTTTAGTTGATGGTCTTATTCCTATTGGTAAGCCTGGTATTCTTGCCGCAGTTGGTGGCGTGGGTAAGTCGCTAAGTGTCATACAGTTAGCATTATCTGTGGCGTGCGGAGGCAGGTGGTGGGGGAAAGATGTGAAAGAGCGTGGCAATACTGTTATATTTTGTGCGGAAGATGATTTAATGGAAATACATAGACGACTAGACTTGCTGGACCCTAACGGCAAGCGATTTAACTCCTCCTATGAAGTCTATGTATTTCCTGTCCCTGAACAAAAAGAACCAATGATACTATTAAGAGAAGAAGGTATAACACCTATAGCGCAGGAGTTAGTAGAGGAATTACAAGCCATACCAAATTTAAAGTTAGTTTGTTTTGATCCTCTCCAAGCATTTACAACAGGCAATGTATCAAGCAGTAATGAAGCAGGCCAACTCTGGGGTTCTTATTGTGCAAACATTAGCGCCAGACTTGGTTGTTCTACCCTTACTATCCATCATCTTAATAAAGGTGCATTAGCGAATGATAGTGATGATGCTATGAGCCATAGAGCCGAGATTCGTGGTGCAAGTAGTATTACCGACAGCGTGCGGTGGGCGATAGCTATGTGGTTGGCGAGCGCGGAGGATTGCGAGCGTATTTGTGAAGAACAGCGCGTGACCTATGAAAGAATGAGTGTAGTTAAAGCCGCTCTTGTTAAATCAAATTCTGGCAATGTTGATTACAGTACCAAAACATTATTTAGGAAGAATGGCGTACTTGAACCACTAGAAGAATTACAAAATCCAATGAGTTTATATGACCAATTTTAAATTAATCGTTGGGAACTTTAGGGACATACTAGGGAAGCTAAGGGACATACTATACACTCAGATGCCCAACGGACGAGTAAAAGGTTCCCATATATCCATACATATACATATGTATAGGAGAGCAAACCCCTGGAGGGGGTTTGACTCTCCCGAAAGCGCGCATGCTTGCGCAGGAGAAAGATGAGAAGATTCGGACAAATAGATAAAGCATATTGGTGGATTACTGCTCACAGCGAGAGCGAGCGTGGGGAGAAAACAGCGCTGATTCCCATCGCGCTTGCGCGGAAGGAATCGGACTTTTCGCGCGTGCGCCAAATAGTTTGGCATTGGTATCGCTCGGAGGTTGCAGGCAATGAAGCGCTATCCATGACAGCTCGCTTTATTGGTTGGGCATTGTGCGAGCGCTGGAGGTATGAAACCTGGTCATCGCATGATGCGATTAGTTATTATGCCAAGATGACAGCAGTAAATAGAAAGAGCGTTGGGCGAGCGCTAGCGGAGTTGAGCGAAGCGGGGTTGATATGGATCGTGCTAGAGGGAGAGCCGAAGCGATTGAGGAAGTCCCAGAGCGGAGGGAAGAAACATTTTTTATTGGTTGGTTTAGCGGATTTGGTTCGTGAGTGATTCGTTCGGCGGAGGCGGAGGGCGGTGCGAGAGGAACGCGCGAGAGCTTTTAGGGGGGGTTATCTTTTGGAGAAGATATCTCTCACGCGTTCAAACTTATTGCTTGCGGTCAATTATTACTATCGCGAGCGCTGTTAGAAATATCATTACAGCGAATGTTATTGTGACTCCAGCGAATATGTTAATAATTAGGTCAAGCATTTAATGTTTTTCTTTGGTATCTTCTAGCACAATTACCACTACAGTAATTAGCATCGCTTCTTTTTGCAAAGAATATGTTATTACATTCAATACAATTTTTAGAGTGCTTCTTATTTGTAATTATATATAAAATAATTGCAGAAGCTAGAGAATTGCATTTATACGATATGTTTTTTAAATGAAAGTCATCAAAGTAAATATGAGTATCTTCTATTAGATAACTGTTCATAACTTCTATTTTATCAATTTCTTTGTTTTGTATGATGTTTTTTAAATCAATTGCAAAAGTTTTCCATCTAACAATATGTTCTTTTTCATAATTAAAAAAGCCATGAGAACTTTTAACATATTTATTTATATTCAAAAAGCCAAACTCATTAACCATATCCAAGCAATAAGAACCCCAATCTTCTTTGTTAATTGGTAGATCTTTTTTATCTATCTTTTGTATTATGGATTCTAAGGAAACGGCAAAAGGCTCAAACTTAAAAACAGAAGATTTATGTTTGTGTGATGATTTTATATATTCACCATCAAGAACATATTTATAAGGTTTGTATTGCAAGTATTGGTTTTGTATTGGTTTCATGGTTTATACATTCCTTGTTGTTGTTTTGCTTTGAAGTTTATTATTTGTTAATAATTCTTCAACATGGTTATTGATTTCATCTATTGAGGGATAGCCTGGCATTTCAAATTCAATTATTACTTTGGTTATTTGTTTCTTGTCGCGCTTTTTGAAGATACTATCCCAATTATTGCGTATCTTGTTTATATCTTCTTTGCGCCTTCCTGATCCCTTACCCATTAGATTAGATCTCCTATTGTTTGCTCGTGGAAAATACTTTCCGCTATGTATTCTAGTATTTCGTCTCGGTCATCGTCTGGGTGCAAGCCGTGTGCAAATGCCATGTAATCTATTTCATTATCAAGCAGGCCTTTTCTATCTTGCTCTAATACATAATGGTTTATGTTTTCCAGTGTTTGCTCGTTGTGTTGATTGCTCATACTGGTTGCCTAAATAAATGAAACAATGCTTTTAGCTTTTCTTTGGTTAGATGTCGTAAATGTTTTGGTATGTCCTCTCGCTTCATGTAAGCCTCACAGTTCCATTAGGAGAGACTGTCCCTAGCCTTTCCCCTGTTATTGTTATTAAAAGCCATGAGCCGTCCTCTAAGAGCCTACAAGAGGGTTGATGTGGGTATATTATTTCGCCCTCATGTTTTAGGTTGTCTCTTATGTGCCTGGCATAGCAAAACTCGGCGCGTGGATAACTGATTTTATATTGTTGCATTATCATTAGTTATTTACTCCAAAATATTCATACTCTATTGTTACATCAACCTGGTGTTGATCTTCTAGTGCATATATATCTATAACTGCTTGTAATAGATTATCTTTTGCTTTTTCAAATTTCTTTGTTTTAGATTCATCACAAGGGACGCTGAATTGCATCTCCGCATGGGTTATTTCTTTAACATCGTCTGGAAAGTCTCCGTATGTTGTCGCTTTAATTTTTACCCCTATATAATCAATACTCATTAGCTACCTCCTTTAGTTCGTTAATTTCATCTTCAAAACAATATTGAATACCTTGATATAGGTTTTCCCAACTTACGCCATAGTTGGCATCATGGTTGTCTACAACTCTTTGTAGAACGTCCATACAGTCATCATCAGTAAGTTCTAGGTCAACCTTCTCGGGCATATCCTCGTTTAGTATTTCTAATTGGTCTTTAACATCTTCTATTGACCAAACAATAGCAATAGAGTTATTGCTGTTATATCCGTTTCCATATTCTTTTAATTTACTCATTATTTCCCCCTTTGTGTTGGTTTACCATTAGGAAAGGTTAAAGCGGTGCTAAACGCTTGCCAGTCCTCTGGTGTCATTATTTGCTCTACTTTGTGTATCGGCGTGTTATCTTTTAGGCCGTACTTCTTGCGAAGTTGTCCTATGATGCTTTTGTGTGTTTTGGTTTTAATAGTCATTATTGCACCGCCTCTAATTGCCATTCGCCACAATGTCCGCATGAATAATCAAAGCCATGTTTAAAATCTTTATGTGGTAATGCTTGATATGTCATTTCTCCGGACTTGTTGCATTTATTACATTTAAAGTTAGTTCCGTCATCTAATAGGTTGCCAACTCTTAAAACGTCTTTAATTGTGTATGTGTTATCCATTACGCCACCTCTACTTGGTTATCTTGTAGCCATTGATCGCCAACTGCTTGTAGTCTTTGATATATTGAAAACGATAGTTGAGCGTATATATCTCCCTCTACCTCGTGGTCAATATATCCAAGAGTTAAATCCGATTGAGCAACTTTTAATAAATCATCGTTATATATTGGTACCCAGCTATCGGCATATTCTGAAACAACATCTTCTGGACAACTATTTTCCAATATGTCCTCTTTATTGTCGTTTAGTTCTTCAATTAGATTTTGCTCTAATGTGTAGATGTTTTGTTTATTTGTAT